GTCCCGTGGCTCCACTCGGCCCGGTAGGTCCGGTATTTGTCACGCTTCCCGTAGGTCCAGTGGCTCCGGTAGGTCCGACAGTAATGAACGACAATTGTGACCACGTCTTTACGCCATCACCTATTTTATAGGCTAATAGTGTAGTGTCTATTCCGATCTCACCGGAAGATAAAACCGGATTAGATGACGACCATTCTGATGTCGTTCCACGCCTGTTTTGAATTTTTATAGCCATTGAATCGCCTCAAAATTAAACCAGAAAAGAAATATTATTTAAACATATATCGTTGATGGCGATCCACCGTCTATGCTACTAGGTTGCGCTCCGGTTGCGCCCGTAGCTCCGGTTGCGCCAGTAACACTAATTCCGGTTGCGCCCGTGGCACCTGTGGCACCCGTTGTATTCATAAAAGATAAATTCGACCACGTTTTTACACCGTCACCCATTTTAGTTTCTAATAAATCGGTATCAAGTCCAAATTCGCCTTGAGCCAAAACGGGATTGGCATCGGTCCATTGTGTCGTTGTTCCACGACGAATTATGATTTGCTGCGACATTATTTATCCTTCTCTAAACGTAATATTATCTAAAGTAACAAAGGTATTCCTGTCGGATCTAACGTTGCCTGCCGTAGTAATTGTAATGTAACTAGTTCCTGCATAAATGGCCTGAGCTTTAGTCGGTCGGTGTCCGGATGGTAGAGTAAATATAGGATCTGCAACGGTGCCGCTTTTTGCTATTCCACTTAAATGTACTACTCCGGCAGGATCTTTATAATAGCAAGGTTCGGTTCCAGTAGCATAGGTGACCCATGAGTTGATTAAAGATGCTGTATTCCAAGCCTCTGCGGCAACGAATGTTCCCGTTGCTCCGGTGGCTCCTGCGGCTCCCGTTTCTCCCTTCAATCCCTGAACGCCTTGAGCACCTTGAGGACCGATTGATCCTTGAGATCCTGTGGCTCCGGTTTTTCCCGTTGCGCCTGCGCTTCCTACGTTGCCTTGAATACCTTGAATACCTTGAATACCTTGAGCACCTTGAATACCTTGAGATCCTGTAGGTCCGGTGCTACCAGCAATGCCTTGAGATCCTGTAGGTCCGGTGGCTCCGGCAACTCCGGCTATGCCCTGCGGTCCACTTGGTCCCGTGGCACCCACGGCACCAGTTGGTCCGGTCACGCCTACGGCACCGTCTGAGCCTACAATATAAGGCAAAACAGAATATAAGTTTACACCGTCACCGCATTTGACTTTATTTTGCGTGGTATCTAATCCCAATTCCCCTTGAGACAAGATCGGATTTGTAGTGCTCCACTCTGTCGTTGTTCCTCGTCTTAATTGCATTCTAATAGGCATTATGGTGTTCCTCCATCTGCTATTGGCGTTCCACCATAAACCGAATATGGCGTTCCTCCGTCAATTTGACCCATGTAGTCGCCTGTGACTCCGGTCGCGCCCGTGGCTCCGGTAGGTCCACTTGATCCGGTGATTCCCTGCGCGCCCGTGGCTCCGGTAGGTCCACTTGATCCGGTGATTCCCTGCGCGCCCGTGGCACCAGCAATTCCTTGAATTCCTTGCTCGCCCTGATTGCCTTGAATTCCTTGTGAGCCTGTATTGCCTTGAGGACCTTGATCACCTTGAAAACCTTGAATTCCTTGCTCGCCTTGAATTCCCGTTGCGCCCGTGTCACCTGTGCTTCCGACTTGACCATTTTCGCCTGTGGCTCCGGTGCTGCCTTGATCGCCATTAGCTCCGGTCGGTCCCGTTATTCCTTGAATACCTTGATCACCTTGAAAACCTTGAATTCCTTGCTCGCCTGTGGCACCCGTGGATCCTGTGCTTCCTGTGACGCCATTGGTGCCGTTTTCGCCTGTGGCTCCTGTAACGCCTGTGGCACCCGTGGCTCCTGTGCTCCCTGTGACGCCATTGGTGCCGTTTTCGCCTGTGGCTCCGGTGGCACCTGTTACCCCATTGGTGCCTGTGGCTCCCGTTGCGCCTGTTACTCCGTTGGTGCCTGAGTCTCCGGTCGGTCCGGTGGCTCCGGTGGCTCCTGTGGCTCCCGTATCCCCTTTAGCTCCGGTAGCTCCGGTGGCACCTGTTACTCCATTGGTGCCTGAGTCTCCGGTGGCGCCTGTTACGCTAATTCCTGTGGCTCCGGTGGCTCCGGTGGCTCCTGTGGCTCCTGTGGCTCCTGTGGCACTTGCACTACCATCGGCTCCGGTTGGCCCTGTAATACTAGCACCTGTCGCACCTGTATCGCCTTTAGCTCCGGTAGCTCCGGTGGCACCTGTGGCACTTGCACTACCATCTGCGCCTGTGGCTCCGGTGGCTCCTGTGATGCCAATTCCGGTCGGTCCTGTAACGCCATTCTCGCCATTGGTGCCTGATGGTCCTGTGGCTCCCGTGGTGCCTGTACTTCCAGTGCTGCCTGTGGCTCCATTGGTGCCATTGACACCCGTTGCGCCTGTATCCCCTTTGGCTCCGGTAGCTCCTGTGCTGCCTGTGCTTCCATTAGTGCCTGAGGCTCCGGTCGGTCCCGTGACACTTGCGCCTGTCGCTCCGGTCGCGCCTGTATTGCCATTGGCTCCATTCGTTCCCGTTGCTCCCGTATCTCCTTTGGCTCCTGTCGGGCCTGTGGTGCCAATTCCAGTGCTGCCTGTAATTCCAATTCCGGTCGCGCCCGTGGCACCTGTGTTGCCTTGAATTCCTGTGGCTCCTGTGGCACCTGCAATGCCATTCTCACCGTCAGCTCCCGTGCTGCCTGTATCACCCTTGACACCTTGAATTCCAGTTGCTCCCGTAGCTCCTGTGGCTCCACTCGGTCCACCGAAATCTCCCTTTTCTCCGGTAGCTCCCGTGCTGCCTGTATCACCCTTTTCTCCGGTTGGTCCTGTGGATCCGTCTCTACCTACATAACCGTCAACCCCGGTAGCTCCCGTGCTGCCAGTGCTGCCTGTGACGCCCTTCGGACCCTGCAATCCCGACTGATAAACGATGGTCACTTTTCTGGCATCGTCTTGAATCGTCGTGCAGTAGGAATCTTTTTTCGTAAATATGTTCATGCGGATACCTCAAAATCACCTTGCGCTATACGATATACTGTGGTGCCGATGGTCAATTCGATGACGTGTGAATATAGGCCAATGGGCAATAGTGCTGTGGCTGATGCTGCAATGGTAAAGACAACGAGACCAGTTGTCGGACTTGCAATGGTGCCAGTAACGCTAGCAATAACGACAGTCTCAACAACGTTATAAACCAAAATACTTGCGGTGTATCCCGTGAGATTGTCAGGTAGGCCAGTGCATCGCTGCGTGACCAGCAAATCGATTGAAAAGGTGACGCCTGTATGGCACCCCATGTCGCATAAATCAGTGGTTACAAAATCCAAATTCGAAGACATTTTTTACCCCTATGTTGTGCGCCAATTGGTGCCATCACAAATATATTTTTTGCATACATACTGCGCTATAACATTGGTCGTTGAGCCATCGATTGTGCTGTTATCGTTGGCCTTGACGTTTAGTGTCACGTAGCTACCACCTGATGTTGCTCCGGTCTGTTTTATCATCATCAGTCTACCGATATTTGCAGCACTAGGTGCAGGTAATGTTATAGTCCTATTATCTGCAATCGGTCCTATCGGATTAACGATAAATCTATCCGATGCGACCACTGTATAGTCAAGAGATGAAAGAGTGGTTACTTTTGAGCTAATAAAAGGCATCCATTTTGTCTGATCAGTAAGTGCGTTATCTGTGTTGTCATCAACCATGGACATAAAAACCGCACTAGTCGAATCACTCACCAAAGAGCCAATATAATAAGTCGCCGATGCGTTCCACTCTGATATTCCGGCCTGATAAAGATAAGATAATTGCCGAGTGAAAAGATAAAATAATCCGTTCATATCCTCAAGCGCAGGCGGAATAGAACCACCACCGAAACCAGTTGAAAAGGCAGTTAATGCCTGCAATACATCGGGGTCGTCTGAATAAATTTTAGCGTCTGCCTGCATAGAGCCGTATTGAGCAATTCCACCAGTTATGCCTATCCAATTGGCAAATATTCGTTGTCTTTTTAGATCGAGCTTCGCCATATGTTCCTCAGTTGATCGGTATCCAATTTGTGCCGTTGCTGATGAATCTACGTGTGGTGTATCTCACCAATTGGATGTAAGCAGCACCATCGATTGTGCTGTTATCGTTGGCCTTGACTCTTGGTGTCCCGTTGAAGTCTGAGCCCGTCATCTTAACTAATATCTCTCGGCCTGTGTTTGATGCTGACGGTGTTGGCAGTATTACATATTGCTCCGGAATACCATATTTAGTGCCGTCCCATACTATCATCCAATCGGTGTTGGTTACTGTATAATCTCCCTCTAATCCTATTCCACATAGCGATATTTTCCTGCTATAAATTGGCATCCACTTACCAGCAATTGTCAGAGCATTGCCAGAGTTATCGTCAACGATTGACATGTAAATACCACCGGCGGCATCATGCACCAAAGAGCCTATATAGTAGGATGTCGTGGTCAACCACTCAGGAATTCCGGCCTGAAAAATGTAGGCCAATTGACGAGTGATTAGATTGAACAGAGCGTTTAAATCTTGGATGCATGGAGCGTAGTTATTTATAACTGCCTCACCCCATCCTTCACTATATCTAGTTGACTGTATGTCGTCCGGATCTGATGAATATGCGGCAGCACCAGCGGCCAGAGAGCCGAATTCAGCGACGACATTGGTTACAGGAACGTCACCCGCAAATATTTTCTGATGTTTTCGTTCGATCTTAGCCATTACTTTTATCCTTTATATTACGAGCCAATTTGTGCCGTCACTCAAATATCTACGAGTTACATAATTGCTGCTTAGTACGTTGGTAGCTGAACCGTCTATAGTGCCGCTATCTGCCTGCACCTGAATGTTGCCGCCTGTAGTCTCGCGCTTGACTATTATCATCCTGCCTTTATTTGTGGACACGGCTGTGGGAAGGAATACTAAGACGGGATATGTTCCACTAGGCATGGTAGCAATGATCATATAGTCGTCGTAGGCAGGAGTGATAACACTGTTCGCATCCACTCTAATTTTGCCTGAATTCAAGAGCATCCACTTTGTTTCGACAGAAAGTGCCTGATTTAAATTATCGTTGGCCTGAGACATGTAAATACTACCGTCTGCGGCATTGACTAATGAGCCTATGGTGTAGTTTGTCAGGGCGCTATACTCAGGTATGCCCGATTGGAATAGGTAGGATAACTGCTTAGTGATAAGATATCCAATTCCGTCCATATCCTGAAGCGCAGGCGGTGCGCTGTTTACCAGTGCCGCACCTATGCCCGAACCCCATGCGCTTAGTGCCTGCATGGTCTCTACGTTATCGGTATAAGTAGGACTACCGGAAGCGTAAGATCCGAATTGACCTAAATTTCCGGTATAGCCGAGATCGGCAAATATTTTTTGATGTTTTCGATCTAATTTCGCCATATGTTCCTCATACAAGTAAATCGGTATAGTCTAGCATCTCGCCTGCCGCCCATGCACTATAGCTACTCCATCCAATCGTCGCACCGCTTGATGTTATGTAGCTACTAAAGCCCCACAATAATGTCGGATCATCAAGAGAAAACATGCTAATTCCGACACCTATCGGTTTTGGCAAAAGCCTCTCATTATATGCAATCGTGGCTATCCTGCTAATCGATGAGGCCACAAAATAGTATAGCCACATGTTAGCACCATCGCCGACAACAATTGTATCACCAAAGTAGGTTTTAATGAGAGTTACTATATCGTAAAGGCTCATTTGGGACGTGTTCAAAATGATCTTTAACTTGAGTAATAGCCTATATTCTGAGTCGTCAAGTGCCGTAAGTTTATTGTAATTATTGTACGAGTAGAATGTTGCGTTAGAATTCTGTGCTGGTTTTGTATAGTCAGTGAATCCGAAGCCATCGGTGATAGGTGTAATGTAGTCGTCGGCTGTGAAATAGTCGCGTGACACCGCACCCACAACATACCTGTCGAATCCTATATACTCGCCCAAGATGTCAAGCTGTGGTCCGGTGGCCGTTTCAATATCGAAAGCATTGGATAGCTCTATAGGCAATAGGTCAACGATGGCTTGAGATACTAATAGGCCAATCGTCGCCCTCGCCTTGGGCAAATTGATATACTGATAAAGCAATAAATCTTTATAGTATTCTATCGATGTTTCTAAGTCGGTCGCCATTATGTAATTCCTATGCCGTCGCTGTTATGCTTATTCTGGTAGAATCAACAACAAACCGTTTATCAATTGTACTCGGAACAATAAACGCCGCTCCTGTGGTGCCTGTGATTCCTACCCAGCCGGATGTTATCACGGCGTATGGATACTCACTTTTTAATACTGCCGCGATGGCAGAATAGTCAGCCTTTTGATTTATGGAATATTCCACATTCGCAGCAATATATGCTTTCATAGCTGTTTTTTCCGCGTCGTCAATAGAATAGTCCGACGGTGAAATGCTTTGCATGGTCAAGTCAATATACAAATTAGTCAGGGCCGAGTCGGAGAATTTTACGGGAAGATCGAACCCGTTTCCGATGTCTACAGCTACGGTCGTGGCTCCGGTCATGCCGCAGCCTGCGTTGCGCTTTTTGTAGATAACATCAGCTATCTCGGCATCGACACCGCCCTCGATAACCACCCACATTGAATGTGGCGGAATGTTATTAGCTTCAATTACATCGGTATTATTCTCATAAACTTCGCAGTATGTAACGCTATCGAGAGACAATAGAGCAGCTTTTAATCCTGCTAGATATCCGCTTGACGGCATCGATACGGAGATGGCCCGTCTTATTCTTAGTGCCGAGTCGGTCTCTTCATCGATTCCTGCCGTTGTCGGAGCTAGTGAGTTATTTACTCCGGTCACGCCAAGGGTGATTGTCTCGACCTTGTTTACGCTGCCAATTGGACATGAGATGGCACCAGCTACCGCAGCCCGAAAAGGCTGGCCTGTCATGCCTGTGATGCCTGTAAATCCATTGATGAGATAAAACTTGTCGCCGCCTGCATTGGAAGCTGTAAAGGGTGTCCCTGCGCCATCGTCCTCACCTACCAAGTGGGTTGACCTATCCAAGTAAATATTGACCGGAACGATGGTCTTAACCGCACCCTGCCGAGTCACACCGTTTAGAGCACACCGTTGATCTAGAGCTACACCGATAGCCGATGTCGGACTAAAAGAACCATACACCTGAGAGATGCAATCGATCATGTCAATTTTGGCCTGTGCGAACAGATTTATCATCTGACCGTCCGGACTATTCGGATCTAGATTGATATCGGCTCCGTAGATCGATTTGAATCCTGTCTCGAGCTCTGTAATTATGTCTGCTAGTGTTTGTGTCACCAGTCCGGTAGAATCGATGTAGTTGGATGTCATACGGTCACCGTTCCTAAAACGTTTTTTTCATAAAGAGTGTTAATTCTGTATTTTAAAACTAATTGCCGATTTATGTCTAAAGTATATTCCATTTCAGTTACTTCGATAACTCCAAAACAAGAATATATCGTAGATTTTAATGATAATAACACAACATCTTTATTTTTAAGATTTATTAAATTAAACCAATCAACACCGATTAGCTTATTGAAAAAACATTCTCCGAGAAAAGTCCGGAGAGTCGTCGCTATATTCAACATAACGGCATTATTGTCGATCGCATACGATGACCGACCACTTCCGAACATCCAATCGCCATCGGTAGATGATAAACTACGGAATTTCATAATGTGCCCTCATCAAGTAGCGTATTAAATTCAGATTTAATTCCCGTTATTCCTGTTAAACCTAAACCCCATGATGGCGTGAAAACAACCGCGCCTCCACTATTTGATCCTGATATTGACGCTACTAAATCAATTAATTTATTTATTAGTGTTTTTAAATCTGTGGTTGAATTTTTTATTGACACCTTATTAGATCCACCATTTACACACACACTCTGCGATGGCGTAGGCATAGGATCGATGACACTCCGGATACCTACCAGTGCAATACCATCGGCTATATTGTGACATCTGCCGTCTTGAGGAGCCTTAACCTGACCGGATAGATACCATGTATCTATATTCCTATCATTGAATAGGACTAGGCATGTATCTCCTTTCTTAACAGGACACGATACAAAACCATCACCGCCACCTAACACAAAAACGGGACATTCTTCGAGTAGAGGATAAGATAACTCGGTGCCGTCCACGAATTGCTTTTTAAAGTTAATGCTAACTTTAGCCACATTTATAGCACTGTTGTAGTCCTCTATCGTGCCGATCATCACGCAATTTGTAGCCATCATCGTATTCTGTTTATACGCATCCAATAATGTCGTTAGTCCATAATTAGCTGATGGTCCGATCATATCAACCATTAATTATCTCCGGTTGGTAAATAGCTAAATATCCCGTAGCGTTTTCATCCTTGACGACCACAAAATCCTTGACCTTCATCAGAGTCAGAGAGGTAGTACATTCACCGCATACGGAGCCCGATATAACGCCTTTATGCTCTATTCCAGTGACCTTATAGACACCGTCGAATTGTTTCTCAGTAGAGCTCTGTAATTCTATCCATTGAGACGGTTTAATTCTAGGCTCAAATAACATGTCGAGCTCGATCATTATCTCAGAGCCCTTCGGTGTTCCGATTAGACCATTGTTGTAGTCTATCAGTCGGACGTCACCCTCGAGGCAGTCGAGATGATTTAGCACATATAAGGCCTGATTATCGACGTAATACGCGCCTCCTGACACTTGAGCTAGAGCCTCGGCAGATGGCGACATTATCGCTAGCGTGCGAGAGTTTACATCCGATAATTTTGTGCCGAGTGTTATATTAGTCATCGGAGAGATTGCTTTAGATACCGCAGCAATTTGCTCGGATGACGGTGTGCCGGGTGGTATGGTGACACTCACGTTAGCACTGCCCATCGAATTGATACCGTCAAATGCCTCTATAATAGTTCTGACATCAGGTCCGGTCCGTTGCGAATAGGCTTTTTTAACATTACCGTTAAAACATAACGGCAACATATCACCTTTCTTTTCAGCATATCCTGCGTAAAATTGTACGGCCTTTATCTCTTCAGGTTTATTTATGTCCTTATAAATCCTCGATCGATACTCTTTGCTTAAATTATAAATAACAAATGATGCCGTATTCTGCTCGCCTAAATTGTTTCGTCGTATGGAGAATTCACATGTAAATGGATAATTTATCTCTATCCACGATTCTCCAAACGCATCGGGCGTCATCTCCGTTCGCAACACAAATGATCTACCAAATTTAAACTCTGGCATATAGTGCCTCGACATCTACAAAATCAGACGAATCGAGCATATAAATCTCGCTTCCGTTTATCCATGAGTCAATGAATATAGGATCGATATTATCCGGACTATAAACATGGATTCCGAATGGTAGCAAATCTTGAAATTGCCGCAATAAATTATAGCTATTCGATATTCGTTCGTTATTTAAAACGAAATTTCCCCACGTCAAATTCATAAACCATCCATACTGTAATGGCTTATATTCTATATAAATCGTCACGGCATCATAACCTGATATCGTCACAGAAAAACGCTGTTTTGGCTCTGATGTCAATGCTGTTAATTTTCTCATCTAAATAACCTAGTTAGTTAATTTGTATAAAACTGAATCACTCGGAGATTGTGTGCCTTTCTCCATAACAGCGGATTTCTGTTCTCCGATTCGTCCGGTCAATTGTCCTGTGTTTTGCGTCACTCCGACCAATCGTAGCTGTTTTAAACTCACCGAGAATGTTGTCTCGAGAGTCGTCGTCTCATCTTGATCTGCCGACCAGTTTTCGATGATCATGTTTTTGTAGGATCTCCATGGCGTCTCCACATTGAGCAGAGTCCTCGCATAAAATAAATCTTCAAATTGTTGAAAAACTCTCTGTTGATTGTTCTTGTAAGGCTCACCGCCAAATAAGGATTTACCACGTTGATAGATCTTTAGTGACTCGGTTATCACAGATTGGGCTGTAAGCACGTTAGCGATAGCCTGCTGGGCGTGTAAGGCTTGCGTAGGTGAATAGGTGCCGAGTGGTGTTAAACGGTCAATAACGGCCTGCGCAAAAGCAACGGCAGGCTCTACTTTATAAACTAACTCGGCTACTTTTCCCGTGAGTGTCAATTTTACCGGCTCAATCGCAATGTGGTCCTGTATAGCGTAGTTGTCTTCGGTATAGTGGTCGGTCACCTGTGCGCTATACGATGCGTTTTCGGTCATCTTCATATCGAAAACTATGCCCTCGATACCCGGCTTGTAATTCTTATCAAAAAAACGATTGTATTGTGATGTTATCATCGCTAGGCCTTCAGGTATCAGAGCTAGCGACGATAAGCCAAAACGAGCCATATCTATACCAGAGAGCGCCATTATTAAACCCATTATTGTACTCCCCTATTGGTATATGCTTTCTTGCCCTCTCCGACTCTAACAGGCTCGAATGAATTCTCAATACGTTTTAGAGCATCGTCAACCGCTTTTTGATCCAAATTGCCAGCGACATTAAAAATGACTTGTCTGTTTCCCTTAGCCTCGTTCTCCATATTATTCTGGTAATTCATGACTCCGGATAATGCCGGAGACATAGGACCATTTTTAATATTCTTATATTTTTCTGCAAAACTCGATGCTCCTGATAGCATGTCCTTTTCTAATTGATCGTAATATTCATCATAGTCGCCTAGAGTGAAAAACTTACGGAGTTGAATGTATAAATGTATCAGGTCTTTTGTAGCTCCGTTTATATCGTTTATGTATTTTAGCATATTGCCAAATACGCTTCGATCACCATTCACCCACGATGCGATATCCTCGAATATCAAGGCCAGAGCTAAAAATGCGGCAGTCAACGGAAAAAATGCGACGAATAATGCCGTGCCCATCAAGGCCAGTGGTTTGAACCATTTTTGCATCTTCTCTAGATGAGGCTCTAGAGCGTTCAGAGCCTTACCAGACATCGACGATACTCGTTCAAAATAGTAGACGATCATCGTAGCTACTGGAGTTAAAAACGCTGCGAATTTTTGAAGGACACGCTTGCCCTGCTCAAATACTCGATTAAAATAAAAGTAGAATTCCTTCAGTCGTTTATTCTCTGACTCAGTTAAAAACGTCTCAGGATCAGCAGGCTTTATGCTGCCAGTGTTTTTCAACATGTAGATAAGATCATCGGATAGGCCTAGGTCTCTCGCCAAATTGGCTCCATATGCTGCCGGTAGTGTCTTTAATTTTTTGCCAATCTGGTCCAATAGCTTGATCGGATCTTCGTGTGGATTCAATCCGAGTAGGTTGTATGCTCCGATATTACCGCCTCGACCTAGACTAATGTCGATCGATTGCTTTTGAAAATTAGATACCGCGCCAGCAATGTCGTCTACACTACTGCCGGTCTGCGCTGCCATATCACCTAGGTGCGCGAGCGTGTTCGTAGATAGTCCAGTGACCGATGATAGTTTATCGATATGCACAGCGGCCTCTGCGCTCTTTTTGACCAGAAATGTGATGGCCGTAGCTGCGCCTAATATCTGAAGTCTAGCAGCATTGGTCACGCCCCAATATTCTTTCATTTTCTTATTTAGGACACCTATGATGCTTATTTTCTTTTCTTTTATTTTGTTGCTTTTCTCTTCAACTTTTGTGTTGTCATCTTCCTGACCAATTTTCTCGGATTTCTTAGCATCTAGGCCCGATCTAGTCACCGCATCCATTTTGATAGCTATCTCTTCAACTAAATAGATGAGACGCTCCATAGCCGTAGATAGTATCGTGACGACCGTGTGCGTGCCCGCTAGCGACTTACCAAATGCCTGCGCTTCGGTCGTTCCTGTAGTCTTAAAACCTAGGTTAAATATCAACTCGCCTAACTGCATTTTCTGTCCCTTATCAAATAACTCTGATGTTCATATTTGTTCTTAAATTTAAGGTAATCATAAGCTGCAATTATTAAATCCGATCTCTCGTTAATCAACGTCTCCGGACTACCATAACCATTCGACGATAGCTCCATTATAACCCATAAATTGTACGGCATTGATATATCAGTTTTAGGATTCTCACGGTCGGAGAATTCTTTTATTTCGTTCCTAAAACTGAAGAAAGACTTGCGAAAAAAGGGGATACATTCTCTTTAATGGCGTGAAAAACGACAGCTAAGAAATCTCCTCTAGATTCCTTACTGTCGAATGTCGAACCATCTATCTTCTTATCGTTATAAGTACATCTTTTAAAACAAGCCTTAGCCGCTACAATTATATCCTCAGACGATAATATCGAACAGAGAGGCGACTTCAGATTTAAAATATCCTCGGCACCTATGTTCGCTAGATCTACTTTAGTTAGATCAATATTAATTTTTTCGAGAACCCGTGTGATGGTCTGCACTACTGACCATGCCTCATCGAAGGACAGTAGGCCTACATACAATTTAGCACCCGATGGTAAATCAATCTTATCTATCACACTACCGACCTTTCACAACTTGAGAATGTAAATGTGTAAACTGCTAGAGCCTGCTCGGTATCACCTTCATAGTTTACAACGGCCTCGACTTGTTTTGTAGGTATTCCATTCGACATTGTATAGGTATCGGATATCGTACTAGTTGCGACTCCTGTTCCGCTTCCGATAAACTTAACGATGCTAGCACTAACTAAGACAAATAAAGTCGGATTGCTTTTGTATGATACCACAATCGAATTTAATGCCTTATCGTCAACCGAGCCGCGAAGAACCTTGACTTCAAGTGTGGCTTGATTGCCTGACTCATTTTTGACGAAAATAGAGTTGCCGTCTTTACCGGATTTAACCGTTCCGATTTCGGTCGGAAAAGTCAATTTAGCGACTTCACCCGTAGAAAACGATGTCAGCAATACTTTATTGATATAAACGGTATCCGTACCATATAAAGAAAGAAAATTAGCCATGTTTATGTCCTCTTACTAAGATTATTTATTAACTGATACGATAACCGATGTTGAATGAATTGCACCGGCAAATTTAAAAGCAATTTGGATCAATGGTGCTTTTCTCAATGCTCTATCAGCCGACGATTGTAGTGCTATTGGAGCACTGTAAACATAATAGCCATAGTCTTTTATGTTGCGTCGAAAACTCTCAGGATCTCCAAAAGTATCGGCTCCGGTCCACTCACCCGGTGCAATAAATCCGTTCGATACCGCTTGACCGCATACTGATGTATATGCGCTCTTGAGACCAGACATGCCGGGCTCTGTCTGAGGAACCTTAGTGCCTGACTGATACAGATGGTTGAATCCAGCGACTTCAAGAGCACCTATTAACCACTTCAGGTTGTAGACATCGTCGTAGAATTCATTGGCACCGTGTGACAACGTACAGGAGTTGCCTGCAATGTTCGGATAAACGTCAACACCGGCAGCTTTTGCAGCGGTCACTAATGTCTGGCTGATGGTCTCATCTGCCGTCACACCGGACAGTTGTTTTAAATTCATGCTCATCGTCGTATTGCTGCCGCTAAAGTTAGTGCTCATGCCTCGACCAGCATATGACCATTTTAGAGGAGACAACATCAGCGGATCTTTATGGAACAGGCATCGGACATACTTTTGTGCTGCCGATTTGATCGTGTAGAAAAAACCACTAGGTGATGCCAAATCGGCATCGGTGTCGGATGCTAGGAAAAGCATTTTTCCGAGAGATTGAGCCACCGTTGCAGATCGAGATGCCTCAAGGTTATCTCCGGTCGCTCCGGTGTAACCCGTTGGTCCTGTGACGCCAAGAGTGTATGTTGCCGAGCATCCACCGAAGTAAATCAGAGTCGATGCTCTCGTAATAGCCTGCTCTAGTACTTCGTCGGTCAACATCGGAATTACGATGAAAAAACCACCGCCCGTCAAAATGTTAGGCGACTGTGCGAAAACGGCCAATGCGGCAGCGTAGGTCTCTCCAGTGTTAGAAAAATTGGCGGTCACGTCCGATGGCGAAGCATATACCGCATACGATCCTGAGAGAGCAACGGTAGGTGTCTCTTTAGTGAAACACACCAAATTGTTTACACTATAGGGCGCGAGTCCGGCAGGCGGAACGATCACGCTGATATTAACTACGTTGGTGATGTCGATCATTGTCATTGAGTAGATCCCCTATGTTTCTGTTTTTATCTCAGGATCAGTAAAATCATCATAGTATTTAGTTCCAGAGATAATGTTATCGTATTTTCTAAGAACAGGCAAAGTAATTGCTATCCTATTTAGCATAGTAGCACCTTCGATTCCCGACAATTCGTTTATCGATATCGGAACATTGGCAATTTTTAATCCGTAGATTGTCTGCATCTCCTGAGAGTAAGATGATACTAACGCTGCCATCACTTCACTATATCGTTCTAAACATTCCGTAGTATATGACATCAAATCTATTTGAGTCGTCTCCTGCATATACTGTGCTGATATATCCGACATGCCATCGGTCGTAGATGTAGGCCTGTTATTGTTGCCGTAAGGTTTCAAGGACATGATACCGACAGTTATATATAAACGCTTATCCTCGGGAATTGACCGTCTCTGGTTAGATATCCAAATTTGATCAGATGTTAATAACATTCCGTTTTGGATAATATCGCAAATTATTTGAGTCGTGAGACGCATTAATCTTACCTGTAGTCACTAGTGACATGATATTCAACATAACCAAATTGATTCCAGTCGGTCTTATTCATCACTCGGAATTTTTGACCATCGGCACAATCAAAAATGATGATATCATCTACACGTAAATCTAGCTGATTATCTGCGTAGATCGTCTCTGTGTTCCACCTACGTTGTCCTTCGTGCTTCATCTCTAATTGCTGACCAGTAGGCACACGAAACATATTTACCGTCTTTTCGAAGTACGATTCGACCGTCTTAAAATCCACTTGTCTTTTTGCTGAGACGAATACAGTGGTAGGAACAGCCCACGCCATAACTGCCGACCGCATGTTAGGAAATTTTATCATCCTCGGACCTCGAACCAAATTGATCTAGCCAATGCACCTGTCACCCACAATATTTTAGTCGATGGTCGAGCCACGGCATCAGGATTCGATTTTTTCTCTTTCTTACTCAAAACGTGTCGTCTCTTACCTAGTGTGATGTCTGACAACGGCTGCCAGCCCGGGCCCTGCATGGCAAAAGTCTCGAGGATATAGTTCTTCCACTGAGCTCCAAATTTGCCTAAAACTTCGAGATATTTTCCTTTAGCAATCGTATTCATTATTCTATTGCCGTTTTGACTGACAGATGCCTGAAAATCAGCTTTACGATTGACCATCGTAGATCTCAAAAATGATCTCTCTGGAATCTTGATCGTGCCCGGGCCATCAGGATTAGGAATCGTGGCACCGAATTCATGGATAGCGCCTATTCGCACTGGTCCACTTTTGCGTCCCCATGGAACCCATTTACCGTTCTTCCACTCTTTACTCGGATGCTGCCTGTATTCATCCGACAAAATGCCTATTTTAACAATCGGTGTAGAATTCATAAACGACACGATGTTATCTAGTGCTCTTTTATCGTAAGTGAATTTTACCGACATAGGTCACCTGTATGTTGTATTACCAGTGTAAACCTGTACGTTGCCAATAAGAAGAGGCTTGATGAGTGAGAGATATTTTTGGCCGTAGCGAGTGGTCATAAAAGCACCGAGATTAGGATCTTTAGTCATCCACTCAGGAATAGCGTATGACTCCGATACAGAGCCTACAGAGCGAGAGGATACCGGATAGTATCCAGTGCTATTAATGCCGTCCGTGGCCGTCTGTAGGTCGTTGCATAGGTAGTGAGCTGCTAGGTAGAGAAAGCACGTTTTAAGCGCATTGTCCTCACCGAACAGCGACTCGTTAAAATTCATGTCGGCCTCGATAAATGCCTTATCGAGATCATTGTCGGTGACGTCCGAACATACTGCCGTGGCACTAGGTCCGGTTAAACCGACCGGAGTAGCATATCGGAAGTCACGGGAAAACCACGATTTGAAATCATCCACAGTGATGTCTGAAACTGTGATCATTCCGATATTCCTAGTCTACTCGTTTAACGAATTCGCCAGCGATTTGTTCGAGCTCGATGGCCTCATCTTCAGTAACCAAAACGCATTTATCACACTCAAATCTTTTGCCTGACTTAATGATGATATCGCCCGGTCTTTTCGAGATCAACCGAACCATAGCAGGAACGCTATGGCTGGTCGATAATTCTTGTTTCTTAGACATTAAACTTCTCTCTTAATTAAGCTGCGGTGTTCGCAAAATACAGCATCTCTTTAGGTCTGATCGGCAGAACACCTGTAAAAGCACCGTATGCTACGTTTTCGAAAGTGAATCCATTAACGGAACCAACACTCGTAGGAGTATAATCGATCGGGATGTCCATTTTTAAGCTAGATTCGTCGTAGTTGTAAAGCGCATATCGGTTGTATGTTCCAAAATTCGCTTTATCAGCATACTGACACGCTTGGATCTTAAAGTTAGCATTGCCGGTTATGGTTTTGAACGCCATCTCGAGCAATTCCATTTTGGTTTTTAGAGGATAGGTAGCATCGGGCCACATAACCAACGAGTTGTAGTCCGACTCGGGAATTGTGAAGTGGGTTGGTTTGGCCGTGTAGTTACATTCGGCACGATAAGCGGTGTACAATGCACCGACGAATGTGTTGAATTGCGCAGCGGTCATAGTGTTAAGACGTTGTGTGATGGTCGAGGAATCGATGGTCACACTAGCGTTATTGAGTAGTCCGGTCTCGGAGCCGATGCCTAAGAACGCCAATTTTTGGATGCCCAAATCCCACTCTTTACGGCGTGCTAATTCCCGACTCTCCACTAGAGAAAAGATAGAGCCCGAAGTCAAGGCCTCTTGTAGCTCGAACAGGTTGTAGCGAATCGATTTGGCCCAGTTGATGATATTTTGAGATACCATATCGTATGCCGAATCGGTGGATGCTAGACGAGCATCGTTCGAGGCGTTGCTGATGATACCGGATGCGAAGCCTTCGCCCTTGACGTAAGTACGCCAGTTTATAATGCTGCGTTTGTAGGCTCCGTTGCCCATTACGATCGGAACGAAGTCAGCCGGTGCTAAGGTGTAAAATTTCTGCTCAGACACGCGACGACCTACTGCCGTAAGCGTGCTTATAATTTGCGAGTAGCCCAGCGAGTTTTTCATGATCTCGCCAGTAGCGGGGTCGAAAAATTGTAGTGGATTTTTCATATTTTTATCTCTCCATAGTGTTCAAGAAAATCCGGTCAATTGACCGGACTAATTTTAAATAATTAAGCTGTAGGTCCGGTCGGGCCAGTAGGTCCGGTGGCACCTGTTGCACCATCGGCACCAGTAGCACCAGTAGCACCAGCACCAGTAGCACCAACGGCACCCGTTGCGCCGCTAATTGCTGCCCTGTAGATGAAAGCACGAAGCAAGCTGGTGTCGGCTGAAGCGTTCTCAAGAGCAATACCAACGATGGTGTTGCTGTCTGTCTGAGTGGCCACTTTGAAAGTGTCATATGCATACTGCAAGGAAGCACCAGCGGTGATCGCAGCACTTGCCTCGACGAGCACGATAGAGCCGAGAATAGCTACCTGAAGTTTTTCACCTACGGCGTAGGAATCTTTAAGAGGATTGGTAAGCACTACCCCGAAGTATGCACTGGTCAAGCCCGTGCCTTTGATAACCTTTGTTACGTTAGGTGCTACCGTGCTACCTAGGCAAACGAATTCGCCCGGTATTACTGTGGCTGATGCACTGGCCGAGTAAAATTCACACTCAATAACGCTGCCCGATTCAAGGGTGCCCTTGAGTGTCGCCATTTCAAATTGATTCATTGTTAAAGCCATTGTATTTTTCTCCCTAGTTTATTTTTTGCTGCCATAACGATTTAGACCCAACTGGACCCGATCGTGAAGACTCATTTGTTCAGACGAATTACTTTCTTTAGCACTATTTATGTGAGCCTCTTCGAGCTCTCGGTGCCTAGCGTTGGTCAAGGCCTCTTCTTCGGCCTCATTTTTCTTAGCTGATTCTTTATCCTCAGCTTCTTTATCGTCCATATTTTTCTTAGCCTGTTTTTTCTCGCCTTTATCGTCCTCGTCTTCGTCTTCGTCTTTCTTTTCGTCTTCGTTTTTCTTAGCCTGTTTTTTCTCGCCTTTATCGTCCTCGTCTTCGTCTTCGTCTTTCTTTTCGTCTTCGTTTTTCTTAGCTGCCTTAGCATTTTTGTATGACTCAATAAGGCTGTTAAGAGATATCTTCTCACCGTCGATATCGACCAGCGTCTCACCATTCAATTTAGGCTCCGACATAGCATCGATAGCGTCTTTCAAGTCGATCTCTTTACCGTCAACGTCAACGACATATTGTTCATTGGAGTTGACCATGATCTCTTCACGCGAAGTAAGTTTTTTAAAGATTTTTCCCAACATGCTAATACTCTCCTGTGGTTTTTCAATTAATAGTTTATCCCCAGATGGTCCAGAATGTCCACCTTTTGAATTCATGAAAATAGGATTTATCGCCATCTCATATCTCGGAGTAGCCACAATCGCTAGATGCTCATACCGTCCTTCGATCAATTCTCTATCAAATGGAGAGTTGTTAAATGTGCCGCTTTCACCGTATTTTTCACCGTACCATGCAGTAGACACACCGTGACCATTTTCGAGCAGAGAGACCGCCTCGGCAGTATCGACAACGAAGTGTGCATACCACAATTCTTCTGACTCAATATAATGTAAGTCGGCGACACGTCCGACCACTGGCATCGTCTTAATTGATTCGTCGGTTATCTTTTCATTCGGATGCTCGATGATCACCGGAATACCGATTGCGCTCTGCTTCATTTGATCGAGAGCCGATTTTGTCACCAGTATATTCTCGTTCGTGTATTTACACACGCCCGACCGCATACACGGCATCTTGATCACTTTACCGATAGCTAAAACGTCACTCATATATTACCACTCCACGATCGGTTTAGCCTGACAACGGCAGTTATAATCCTCGCCCGGATGACAAGGTGTTTTAGTCGAAAAATGACGGGCACTAGGGGGATTATCCCACGAAAATATTTCACCGTCTAGTGACTTATGATCTGCCTTATCATCGGGCTCGTAGCCTCGTACTATATGATCACCGACCGTCATCCATTCGTATTTTTCGACACCGATCTCTTCATACTGAAGTTTTTGGAATTCTACTGTTAATAGTGCCGTCTCTTGACGTGCGATAAATTTTGCCCGTGTCTCACTTATCTGTAGTCTGTTTTTTATGAAGTCTCTAATATCCTCTCGACATCTACCGCCAAATATAAGTTTTTTGGTATCTCTTCTCAGTTGTGCTACCGTCTCAAAAGCTAGATCCTTACTGTTATCTCCGACTCTATTAGCAAATAGTTTGCTCCGGTCCTTCTTTATCGGCTTATCCTTAGTATCCAAATACTCTTTACGAAGTCGAATTTTCTCGTTTCGTGTCTGCTTAGGCATGATGGCCAGAGACCTATTCAGGACCTCTTTAAACTCTACCGAATATCTGTCTAGTGTTGCGACTCCGAGAGATTCGATGTCCATGTTCTTGATCATTTTAGTGATGTTTTTTGGCATCTCATCAAATGCTTCATTTACGTTCTTTTCAAGCTGTTCGGTCGCTTTTTTGTTATCATTTATCGCCTGCTGTAGATTAGTCGGCAGTTGTGGAGACACGAAGCGCCACGCACCTTTCCAAAATTTACCGCCTAACGACTTTATCTCTTTCGATATCGCAGCGTTTATTTTGCCTCGAAAAGCACCCCGTGTGAATTGAACAGAGCCATCTCTGAGAGCCTTTTCAAGCGGTGTAGTCTTAGCATTGGCATGTAGAGACGACTCTCTAGTGGCCTTATCTAGTGGCTTGAATATCGACGCTATGAGCATAGCAATAATCGATTTGGCTAGTGCGCTATGCCAATTGTCCTTATAAATGATAGGCCTAATAAACGCTCTGCCCATTAAACTTTTCCCGTCCTGCCGACTGTTTTAACGTCACCTGTGACATCCTCACCAGTTAGATTGACAACGTCCTCTAAAGACATTGCCTCGCTCTCGGATAGATCCACACCGAATATATGATCAGCATTGATCGACTCGACTGCCGTTTTACTAGTCATGATGCCTTGACCAAATGCCGATATGATCCGATTGAGAGATTCGGTTTTTATCATGCTCATTTGTTGCGCTGACTGTTCTCGGAGTGGTTTAAACTCGAACGATATCTTTTCAGGAACATGCTGGAATAGTTTTTGACATAGTACGTTTAGCATCAACTTGATGCCGCCCTTGACTTTCGACCTAATCTCGGTCTCGACCATGGAGTTGTAGTTTTCGATTTCTTCGTCGCCTGATGCGTTCAGACCACTCGGAGAGATTCCGAAAAGTTTGGTCATAGGCATGCGTAGGTCACAAGCTAGGCCGATGCGGATCTGTGTCAGGATCTCAGCTAGTCCAGAAAATGCTATCTGTTTAGCTTCATGTTTATCCTCGGAATCGATCACTAGAGCGTTCTGATAGTTTTTTATTTGACTCGCCATTTGGATGCGCTCGGCAGTTTTTTGAGCACCTTGTTTTGTCGAAATAGCTGAATTAAATCCGGTAATTGAAAACACATCGACTTTCGCCTCATCAAGTAGCTCGTAGGTCACATTTTGATGTTTTAGATATTGATTGAACGACCGGACGATCTTCTCGAGCTCCGACATGCCCCATCCCATGAATTGACCGCGCAGGAGTGACGGTGCCTCTTTACCCATGAGTTTTATCACATTCGATTTTTCAATCACATGTCCGTAGTAGTTGTAAGGATGGTCGGTCGTCGGATTATATAACTGATCGATCATGCCAAAACCATCGGGCGAGTACGAGAGCTCCCACCGATCGACAGCATGGAATGTCAGTGGCGTTTTTTCATTGATGCGTTCGATGTTGAACGGTTTTGCTAGATCCTGACCGACATTTATGATGATACCAGCACCGCCATACAGACGCATCCACTTTAGAGCCTGCGAATAGGTTTTTATCACGTCTAGATTCTCGATCTCATCCTGCAATAACTTGATGTCGTCAGCGTCGAGCTCATCACATGCGATCGTTATTCCGCCTCGAAAAGCATCGTCAACCGGCTGTTCGATGAGGACCTGAATAATGCCCTCCTCGGTATATGTCGAGGATAGCAATGCTCGGTTTAGTGTTATCATGCCGTAGCGTTTATTGTAGGCCATCGCATTAGTCGAGGATAGCTCTGGCCCTAGTGCGCTGGTAAAGTCGAGCAAGGCATTATCATTTCGATCCATGGTGATCTCCGTTTATTTGTTCAATTACTATAATACGCCATTATCGTATATAGTCACGTTATGTTTTATTAGGTCATCAAGAGCATATCTAATCGCATCGATACAATGATTATAGTCGTCATTCACAATCGGCAGGATATCATTTGTTCGTTTATCTATTTTATAAGTATATCGGCGGAATTCAACGGCTGTGTTCGTACATCTAGGATGCACAATTATTTTCTTGAAAGAGCGCAGATATTCAATACCATCCTCAACGCTGCCCGACCATTTTTTGGCACCGACCACGTTGTAATTCAGATTCGCTAAATATGAGATTGTCTCAGGTCTAGCACAATCGGCCTTTATCTTCCACCGATATGACTCTGTTCCTGCCTGAATGTGGCGGATCATGGGGACGATGTCAGGTATCTCGACATGGTGTCCGTACTCTTCACGATCGATATAGAGATTCTGGCCAATGATGAAGCACCTGATAATTGTTGTTGGATCTTTTGAAAAACCGAAGTCCATTCCGTAATAAAATGCGTCGATTCCTTCACTCGAAAACTCCTCGATTGTGTACTTACCTTTAAACACTTGGGCGTCACTTACGGTCCTTAACTCGCCTTCCCAGACGTGGAGATATTTCTCATAGTCCACCGACTTCATGTGTTCCATTTCTTTATTCAAAACATCGGGAAAATGAGGATTATCGTGATAGTTGACGAGTTGTGTTATACTGTCCGGTTGTCCTATTTTAACGAACATATCGTAAACAGGATCATCATCATGTGTAGGGTTGAATGTGATGATAAATCGACTATTAGGTTTTCGGATGGTCGGAATGAGGATGTCCCATGACTTTTGGCATACTTTATCAGCTTCCTCGACCCAGCAAATATCGACGCCCTCGGTTGACTTTACGGAATCGATGTTGTGTGCCAGACCCTTGAAGATAAACACCGAGCCGTTGTAGGCCTCGATTGATGCGTTCTTGATGATAAACCATTGATGTAGTCCATACTGCCTGATGATATCAGATAGCAGCGTATGCACTGACTCCACGATACTGTTTTGGAGCTCTCTGGTGCATAGTATCTTGATAGGTGATGCTAGTGCTGAGCAGATGAGATAACGTGCGACTGTGTGGCTCTTACCGCTTCCACGACCACCATAATAAACGTGGTATCGAGCTAACTCATGTAGGCTCTGGAAGATGTCTGGTATCTTTATCTCGATGTCTTCATTCATTTTTGTCTACTATTAAACTTCCTTTATTTTCTCCGCCAATATGCCTGTTGTATCCTTTTTCGTAATTCATTGAATCAAATTCTTTTATAAAGAACTTTTCGTATGAATTCATATGATCCAAATTCCAACACTCCATAATAACTTTAATATCAAAATTATCGTGTCCGTATTTTGCTATGGCTTTTGAGATATCCATAATTTGTTTTTTTCTGGCATCTTTCTTATGTTCCTTCCACCGTTGTTTTATTCCTCTAGTCGTCGATCCTATATATTTTTTACCGTTAATTTTATTTATTATCACATAAATCAAATACGGAGCATTTTTATCAGAGAATGGATGCTCATCTACAATATTATATAGAAAACTCATTCCTTCTCTTTCTTCTTAGTATTACCTTCCAGAGATAGGATGACGTTAGGACCTTTATCTGTCGAGATGGTCAACGTCTGAGGATCGCTATTTGCTGGTTTGCCAAGGATGCGATTTAAGATTGCCTCGACATAAGCTAAGTTACCATCTTTTGCAGCTTTACCATACGCAGCGCCGATCATACGCTCGCCCATGGTCATGTGGTCGGTATCCTTCATCGTGTCCTGATACGTTTTGACCTTCATAAACCAGTAGGCATATAGGTGCTTCAGTGCGTCGACTTTCAACTCTTGATTCAAGAGTTTTAAATCTTGAGGCACCTTCGGAGCACCTTTTCGATTTATTCTCGGGTCACCTTTTGCGAATGGTCTCGATCCTGTTAATTTACCTTTAGCCATAATGATTGTTCTTCACAGTTATTTTATGCTGTTATTTTAGCCTATATACTCGAATGAATACCATCTAACTTTTTCTCTTAATGTTGCGCTCCGTTTATTGCGGCAGCATCCGTTAAATCCACCGCCCGTCTTTATGTCGAAATTTCTCAGTGACCATTTAGGATTTTTTTGCATAGCCTTTAATGTCGGAATGGAGCTAAATTTTCCGTAGATTTTAAAGCCTCGATCCTTCATTATTTGGCACGTTGCATCGTCTAGCTTCATGCCTAGTCCCATTCCGCAATAGTCCGGATGTATCACCGTCCTGTTAGAGTGTAGTATATACTGCTTATCAGGAACATATCTAGCGAAGCACTGAAATCCGATTTGTTCGTCTCCGATGAATGGTGCAAAAAACCAGAGTTTACCGCCCGGTAGTCTTTTGCTTAAATAATGATACTTAGAAAATACCTTCCACGATGATCCGTCGATCTCTCTGATGTCGATTGTGATGGTCTCTTTTCTCGATTGTTGAAGTGACCTCCGATCTTCAAATGTGTCTTTATTGCAATCAATGATCCAATCGGGCAATAGCCAATCAATGACATCGTAGTGACACGACATTAGCACTATTTTCTTATTGAATTTTCGTGCGAATTTTTGGACAGAGTGAGACATTATTTTGCCGACTACTCTATCGACAACGCTGGTCCATTCATCGATTATTATAGTGTCGTCTTTACTGTGTGCGCATATGAGAGCCACTTCGGCTCTGAACCGTTGACCATTGGACAGAGTGTAGGCCGGTCGAATCCAACACGGCACCGATGACAGTCCTATGGAGCACAGTGACAATTGTATTTGATCGTAGGTCCAATCGACGGGAAATTGTTCGATGATCGGCCTAGACATGTCGATAATAGAATTCTCTTTAAATTTTTCACCGTACATTTTTCTAGCTAGCGTGGTTTTACCTGATCCACTAGATCCGACTATCAATCCGATGTTGTAGTCGGAGTCTATATCGGCAGATATTTTTTTAACGTGCTCCGACTTCTCATCGATATTTATGTCCTGACTCTGTGCTGCTTTTATGGTCAGGAATGTTTTCGGAATATCACAGTTTAAGTTTACTGTAAAATCACGCATTGGAATGACCTTTCTGATAATTCCTCGAAAAGATCTTTTTGCTCTCGTTCATTTCTTGTTGTGACTATGAGCTCATATTTTTGTGCTGGTAGCTCGGTATCTTCTATGTTGTGTTTATCCTTTTCTTTAAAATCGTCTATATCAAAACCGATGTTAGGTAGATCGAAGTTTACGGATTTAAGCGCCTCGAGGGTTGTATTTAAGACATCACTATTCCATTCTGCTAGCTCACTAGTACGGTTGTCTGCCAGAGCGTATGCGGTCGCATCAAAACCGTCGAGATCACTCCTTACGATGTTGATCTCTGTCCAGCCCATCTCGGATGCTGCCTGTAGTGTTCCGTTGCCAGCTATCACGATATTTTTGTCATTGACGACAATAGGCTTTTGTTGACCGAATTTGGCTAGCGATCCCTTGATAGCCATGATGTTCTTAGCGTCATGCTTTCGAGCATTATTAGGATCATTTATGAGTGTCGATATCTTAACTTTTTCGATTATCATTTGGTCCTCGTTTTTAATTTATAAAGTCATGATAATTTATATTGACAATTTTGCCTAGTAAAAACACTCTATCGGTATGGAACAAAAAACTGAACACATTTTTAAACTCGCAGAATATTTTGAGACGCTTGACGTACCATTTACTCTACATGAGATAAAGATGCTATGGATTTACGAGACGCTGAGACGATGTAGGGGTAACAGAACACATTGCGCTAGACGTCTTGAAATATCTTATAAGGCTATGCAGGGATATCTATACACCATGAGTCGCATGGGTCTGACTGTGCCTGCGTTTGATATCACATCGAAATACCCTTACCATCGGAGTCATCATGGCCCAAAACCGACTAGGCTTATGCCTAATAGCAAAAAACGAAGAGATTGATCTACCAGCGTGCTTAGAGTCATTTGTGCCATCAGTTGATCATGTGGTGTTTGTGGACACGGGCTCGACCGATAGGACACTAGACATAGCTAATCGCATACTGTCGCAGATGCCG